ATGGACGAACTAAGCAAAGCAGACAAGAAAACACTTCTAACAATTCAAAACAAAGTCAAAAAAGCAATTAATGACTATCGGCTAATTGACAATGACGATCAAATTCTAATAGGACTTTCGGGCGGTAAAGACTCATTGGCATTGGTAGAATTATTGGGCGAACGAATGAAAATATTTGTGCCTCGTTTTAATGTTACTGCTGTCCATATATCAGTTGAAAATATTCCTTACCAATCAGATTTAGCTTATTTAAAAACACACTGCGAACAGTTTGGCATTCCGTTCGTTCACCACACAACACGTTTTGACGACACTACTGACACACGCAAATCGACCTGCTTCCTGTGTTCGTGGCATCGTCGGAAAGCTTTATTTGATGTCGCGAAGAAAATTGGATGCAACAAAATTGCTTTAGGGCATCATCTCGATGACATGACAGAAACGTTGTTGCTCAACCTTATTTATCAGGGTTCATTTGGCACTATGCCACCAAAGTTGAAAATGGACAAATTTGATATGACAATTATTCGCCCACTAGCATTGATTTCGGAGAAAGAGATGAAACAAATGGAAAAAATACGGGGATATCAGAAACAAATAAAAAACTGTCCCCACGAAAAAGATTCATCACGACGTGATGCTAAGAATCTGATTACAGAACTTGAGAAGTGGAATCCCGATGTACGCCAAAGTCTCTGGGCAGCCATGGAAAACATAAAAACAGATTATCTACCCAAAAAAACTCCTAAAACAAATAAAGGAGACTTTTAAAAGACCAATTTCAGATGAAAGAATTTACCACAATAGGATTATTGATAGTATCAAAAGTATTCATGACTTTCGCCTAGTACGGTCATTTAAGAATGCGGGAATTCAAATGGTTTGAAACGCTGCCATTAATTGTGATAATATTAATCAGTTGGGGAATTGCCCTATTCGAAGATTATTTTTCAAAACAACCCCACAAATATTTAAGCACATTCAAACCATATAATATTTTATTGATTTTCAGTGATTTACGGTTTTCGAATTTCAAAAAATTACATATTGTGTAAAGAAGGGAGGGTTGAGGTTAACAGCACATTACACCTCAAATTTTACCCCATACCCCTTACAACCTTCATAAAGCATTATACAACCACTGTAGGACTAGACACGATACATTTCTTTATACAAACGGACACGATACAATTAAACACAACAAAGGCTGCTATCAATAAGATAACAGCCTTTATAATTTGTATTTGAATTACTATTAAGACAACAAACTCATCTTATCCTGTAAGTCCTTTATAACTGCTTCAATTGCTTCTTTAGTACAGTATGAATCTAATAAAGCAGCCTTTACTTTTGCTTTATTCTCTACTTTCAAAGCTTCTAAATTCACAATCCATCTTTTACAATCTGCTATCTGTGATTCACATCTTGTTATTAACTCTTGTGGTGTAGCCTTTTCAGCAAACCAAGTACCATATTGTTCTCTTGAAATTGCTTTTGCACCTGCTTCTTTTGTTTCTTTTTCAATAATCGCTGTAGTATCCATAATATATTTTTTATCAAACTTCAGTAACTAACAACATTGTAGTTTACCGTTTGATTACGATACAAAAGTATTTCAAAAAGAATCTGTTTAAAAGGTATAAAAAGTAACTACATTTCTACTCTCTTTTAATATACTAAATCAACAATATCACTATAATAACCATTGTATTGTTTATTGATTTTATAATCTTTATACTGTTTAATAAATCCTTTTAATGTTTGTTCATCAGTTCTAAAACTATCATTTATAGACAACTTAGTAAAATATACCAACCTAGATATTAGCAACATTTTACTAAGTGAAACATCACTATTTTTCTTTCTTCTGCTTTTTATATGTGGATTCATTTTAAAAAACTCAATAAATAAACTGCTAAAATACCAGATATGAACTGAATTAGATTCTTCTTTACCTACTGAAAAAGTTGTTATTCTTAAATGAAAATCATTATTGTTATTTATATCATTACTGCATATATTCATTAAATATGCAATTGTATAAGGATCATCAATAACTACATTATGTTGTCCTTTTATATCTAAAATAAGTTTTGTTTCTTTATTAAAAGTAACTTCACCTGTTCTATCAGTATTTTTAATATTACCATTAACAGCATCAATTAATTTAGTTAGCTTTTCTTTTGGTGTATCAGTGAAATGAACACCTTCAAAACAAGCACCACAACTAAAATCATATAACAAAAGTAACAAGTACCAGAATTTTTCTGAATCAATTTCTAAAGCAGATAACGTATCTTGTATTTCATCATTTTTTTTATAATCTTCATACTTAAAATAATTATTTATTTTCCTAGTATTATATCTGTGTTTAAATATATCAGAAGGTGTAGAAGATAAATATCTATAAGGTGTACCATCTTCAGAATCAAAATCCCAATGTTCAATATAACTATTCAAAAAATCAGTTACATATTCTAAAGGTTCTTTTTCACTCTCTGGATATGCTTTTTCTGTAAATTTGTCTATCATACTATAGTTTTTGACAAAAGTACAATAAAAAAGTCTGTACTCTTTTCAGAATACAGACTTTAATATTATTCACCAATCTTCTTATAGTGGTAATCAACCCCAAATAAAGCACCCGCAAATGTGCTTATTTCACCAAATGCAACTAATACACTATTATCAATAACACCTACTGGAGCAACTCAAAAACTAGATATTAATGCACCTAAACCTGCAAATACTAAAATACAAGCTACAATTAATTGTACACTTAATTTTGTTTCTTTTAAATTCATTTCTTTTGTTTTTATTACTTCAACACCTTTATAAATTTAAAGTCTTTTACTGTTGAATATGGATTTAATTCTTTTACTTCTATAACCTGTACAGTTTGCTTTTTCTGTAATCACCTTCATAAAAAGAGTTTATAAGGCGGTTTTACAGTTTCTTTTCTATCATAAGTTATTGCAACTATTTCATTCTTTACTTTTAAATCAGTTGATATTTGATCTGGTGCTTTAAACTGCAATTCTAAACTATACCAATCATCACCAATTTTAGCATTATAATCTTTTATAAATACACTATCAATAGTGTTTACTGTATCTTTCTTTACAAATTCACTTTCAATATAAACAGTTTCAACAATCTTTTTAGGTTGAATTTTCAACTGTCTAGCCATTTCTAAAACCTTTATATCTTCTGAATCTTTACTACTCTTTAAATCATTCAAAGTATATTGATAAATAATATTCTTATTTACTTCAGCTTTCAAATTGTTTGTAGTTATTTTTAGGCTCTTATCTAATGCTTTTGAATGGTTGTATGAAAAATGTAATAAAGTTCCGCAAATCAGAACTATTACAGCCAGTGCTATAATTATTCTATTCTTTATCATTACCTTTAAACTTTTCAATTACCGACATTAAACTATTTCCACCACACAAAGCACCAAACACAAAAATAAGATCCTTTGATATTGTTATACCAAATGCATTTAAAACAACCATTATAGTTAATACAGTAAAGCTTAAAATTGAAATAGTTCTTTTGTGTGATGTATCATCTGATGAACTTAAAAGCTCTTTTAATCATTTTTTCATTTTATGTTTTTATTAGTTGTTTCTTATTATCACCTTCTCTATACTCTATATGAACTCATTTAAAACCAAATTCATTTATCAATTGTCTAAACTCAAAATGTTCTTTTATCAACTTATAAAGTAAAGCGTTATCGTCACAATCTAAATCTGCACAAGTACCTAATAAATGACCAGAAGTAGTAACACCACCAACCGCTTTATTTACCTCTGGACTTCTAAAACCACTATTAATTCTAATTGGTTTACCGTACAATTCCCTCAAAGGATCTAACACGTTTGTAACTAATCTTTGTAAATTAACTACTTGTGTTTTATTAGGAATATTTACTATATTTTTATCTGTATGAACTAGTTCTTCATACGTGAATCATTTTGATACTATTTTCATTGTCATTATTGAATTATTTAATCATAAATATCTGTTAATGTATAATCAATAATACATTTATAGTTTTTAATTGTTGCTTTCATTGGTTCAACGTTATAGGCTGAAAAACTTGTATAGCTTTCGTTATAACCATTAAATTGCACTTCATAATTTTTATAACAATAAATCATTTTGTTACTATCAAATTGACCATTTAAACTGATTTGTATTTGTCCATCAACCATATTGGAATCTAAGTTAAATTCAGCGGTTAAATCATAAGCACTTGCAACGTCAAAACTACCAGTTAAATCAACGTATTGTGTTAGTGTTAATATTTTAGTACTTGAATTGTAGTTATATTCATTTATTCCATCACCATTAAACACACTCCAAACATCGGCATTAAATACTTGTCCATATTGATCAAAACCCCACAATGTTAAACTTCCACCACCACAAATGAACTTTGAATAACTTTCTAGGTCGACTGTTCCAGATGTTACTTTAATGCTGCAAGTCAATTTAACGAATACTCCATAAGTACCATTTACTGTCATTTTTGCAAAAACTGGTGTTTCTGTGTATATTGTCAACTCATTTATTTTTGGTGTTCCTACCTGTTTTAAAGTAACATCTAAATTTAAATCTGTATTGGTTAATGTTGTTGAGCCTGTTAATGCTCCATTTGTAATAATGGTTGCAGTGTGTCCGCTATTCAAATAGTCCAGGCTTAAGGCTAAATTTTGTGGAATATTGTTTGATGGTAAATATTGATAGTTGAAAGTAGTATCTAGTACTTTCAATTTGTTTACATCACTTTTATAAATTGTGTCTGTGTATGTTGGTGAAACATCGGTTAATAATGTTGATGGATTGACATAATTAATATTTAATTCACCATCTGCATAACCATTGAATTTACTTATTAAAAAACTTTCAGTTGTTCCAGTTGATTTATAAACACCATAACCAAAATCATAATATTTTGATGAATTTGCAGTTTCGTTACCTTCTAAAGTTAGTTTGTGTGTAACAGTATAATTTATCTGTTGTTTATTTGTCCAGATGCCAGTTGTTCCCATTCTTACAGAATTACATTGTACACCACCAATTTTTATATTTGCTATATTTGTTCCACCTATTAAAAAATTTCCCATATATTATTAAATTATTATGTACATTGTATTAGCATCTTTAGTTGTAATAGCATTATACGCTGTTAAACTACCTTTCCAGAAATGAAAACCATCAACCGAATCTGCTTGTAAATTTACAACCTTTGCTGTTGAGTGAATAGACATTTTATTTATATCAACTCCACTACTATTAATTGTCATTTGATTTACATTCAAACCATCATTAAATAGAAAATCGTTATTTGATTTAAATATAAAAGCACCTAATGAATTATCGTTAATAATAGAACTTATTATTGACCCATCATCCCAAAAATTAATTATTGTTTGGTCGTCAGTTCCACCAAAAATATTTAAAGCTGGTGTTTGTTTATTTATTGAAAAGTTACCATTAACTGTACCGCCAGCACTTGTAATAATAGAATTACCATTAATTAATAATGCACCTGCATTACTCATTAATCTAGTGTTATAATCAACATTATTATTATTTGCATCGTGAAAATCAATATATTTACCAACTTCCATTACACCATCACTTGCAACTCTAGGAATAAAGCCAACAGTTCCATTATTTCCGCTTGCATTATCACCGACTGCATAACCTTTTAAATAATTACTATTTAAGTTAGTAACCATTGTTGCACTTGTAACTGCAATACTATTAAAAGTAGCATTACCAGTTGCAGAAATAGAAGCAGTTTGTGTTGTACCGTTTCAGAATGAAGTACTACCAGAATTACCGCTACCATAATTCATATAAATACCACCTGCATTTTTACCTCTTATTACTAAATTATCACTAGTTGATGGACTGTTAACAGTAATATAACCACCAGATAATAATGAAACTTGTGTTCCAGTACTTACACCAACTGTTATATTACCAGTAACAGTTAAGTTTTTACTAAATCTAAAATCACCAGCACCACTAGCATACAAATAATTAATATATGTACCATCTGAACGGCTTGTTTGTAAAATTGGCTGTTCATCATCTTGTACAAAATTTATATATTTATTAATTGCTAGTTTAACAGTTCCATTAACTTGTAATTTATTAATTCCATCATCAGTTGTAGTACCAATTAAAAAGTTACCACTATTAGTTATAACTCCTCTAGTAGCTCCGTTTGTCTTGAAATATAAATTAGTAGAATCAACAGTTATACCTTGTTTATTTGTGTTCGGGTCTAAAAAACCATTTCCAATAAAATTACCTGCTGTTGAAACAATATTTCCATTACCTAAAATTGAAGCTATTTCTGTTCCAGAAACATTTTTCACAATTAACGCGTGACTAACAGATGCACCAGCTGAAATAGTTAATAAATCAGTTGTATTTCCACTTATAGTACCACCAGTCAACGGTAAATAACCAGATAAATCTGTAGTTGTTGCAAGTTTTAAATCACTTCCTGTATTATTTTTTTGATATAATCCATCAGATTTAGCACCTAAACCAATATAACCAGCACCAGAATTTAAAAGTGTTGATGTTATTTGAATATCTAATTGATTATTTACTTTTTTTGTTGCCATTCTATTTATTATTTTAAAATTGAATGATACAAATTAATGTATCACTCAATTATTTATTTATACTTCTATCCTACTATACAGTAAGAATAATAACCAGCTGTAGGTATTTGATTAAAATTAAATGTTGTTGTTCCTGCAACACTATTAATTATTTCACATTCAACTACTGCACCAGAACCAGTTTCATAAACTTGTGCAACTATTCCACCAGTTAAACCGTGATTTACAGATAATGTAGTTGTTGCACCTGTTGCAATTGTATTTACTATTTTTCTAGTAATACCACCTAATGCATCTATAAAACCAGTACCACCATAATTAACACCAATTGTTTGACCAGCCCAATAACCGCCAGTTATATAACCAGCTGTTTTATCAATTGTAACCCCACCGATTGAAATAATATTACCAGTTAATGCTAAAACATCATTATCACCGATTTTATAAGTTTTTCCAGTAGCAACATTCATATTTTCGCTTGAATTTCAAGCTGAATTTGAAGATAACCAGTTAAATGTTTTATCTGTTGCACCTTTTAAAGTAATACCACCACCATCTGCTGTAACATTTGTTGGTGTTGTAACTTTACCTAATTCTATATTCTTATCTGCAACTTGTAAAGTTGTTGAATTAATGATTTCAGTTGTTCCGTTTACAGTCAAGTTTCCAGTTACAACTAAATTATTATTTACTGTTGTGTTACCTGTTGCAGAACCAATTGATAAAGCAGTAGCAGCACCGAAAGCATTAACAGTTGTTGCAACTGTATTAAACACATTCAAAGAAGCACTATTTGTTAATACAGCGGTTGAAAATGTTGGTGAAGTTCCGAAAACATTAGTTCCTGAACCGTTAGGATCTGTTAAAGATGTGAATAATTGAAGTGATGAAATACTACTTGTTGCAGTACCATATAAAGTACCAGATGTGGGTAATGTAACAGATGTTGCAGCAGTAGTTGTAATAGTAGTTGCAAAAGCTCCTGCTGTTGTCAAATTACCACCTAGTGTTATTGTTTTACCAGCATTATTAATACCTGTACCGCCGTACTGTCCACCAATTATAGAACCGTTCCAAGTACCAGTTCCTATAGTTCCAACAGTAGTTAATGAAGATGTTACAACTGTACTATTTAAAACAGTACCAACCAATGTTGCAGATGGTGCAATAACAGCGGTTGAAGTTGCAGCGGTTATTAAACCTTTTGCATTCACTGTAAAAGCTGGAACAACTGAAGCACCACCAAATGAACCAACATTAGTATTAACTGTTGATAAACTAAAAGCAGTACCAGATAATATTACATCACCGGTATAAGTTGCTACTTGTGTGTTAACTCTTGCATTTGTGAAATACAAATTTGTAAGTTCTGGAACGGCTGCTGTATTTAATGTTTGAAAAGTTTTATCACCTCTCCAATATTGTGCAGATGTTCCTGCTGTTATTGCTGCTTCACCACCTAATTCGCTTAATGTTTGTCCAAATGTTGCTCACGCTGTACCATTATAGAATTTAGGTTTATTACTTGCAGTATTGAAATAAAATTGACCTGCTGAAGTAGTTGTTGGATCTGTTGCTAAATTTTGAAAGACTGGATTTAAAAGTTGATTCTTATTTAAATCTATGTCTACTAAAAATGTTTTTTTTGCCATAATTATTATTTATTTATTGTTAATTCAAAGTTGCCGATCCAGAAAAACCAGCTGAAAATGTTATTGTTATATTGTTTATATCTACATAATTAATTGAACCTTCACATACTGTACCAGCTGAATCTATAACCATAACCGAAGGATATTTATTTAGATTGTGATTAATAATTCAATTAGATGATGGTGTATTCTGGTTGTATTTAAAAGTCTTATCATTTAATTGTGCTTGTAAATCATTATATAACTTTTTAGTAGTATATGCATTAACACTATTAGTTGTATCATCATCAGAAAATGTATTAGTTGATAATTCACTATATTTATAAATGTGTGCCCCTAAATTTTTACCGTTGTTTTGTAATTGTCCAATTTCATTTACTGTTAGATTTGCGTTATAAGATCCATTCTTTATGTTTATACTTTCAACTTGAACTGTACCTTTTACATTCAATCTATAACCTTCGCTTTCAGTTCCATTTATTGTTACATTTCCGCCTTCTGGATTAATCAAAAAATCTTGTGCAACACCATCAATTTCACTTTGAATAAATGGTTTATTTTGCATTTCTGAACCACTAACAACTAAATCACCAGAATCATTTACATCTAAATTAACGCTTTTGGTATCGTTATATAAATTCAATCCATTTGCATTAATTACACCTGTATTATCAATAGAAGCAATATTTGTAGTATTGTTTCTAAATATCCAGCCATTAGGACTAATTAAGTAAGTTGCAGTATCACCAGAAACAGTTTTATAAGCACTTCAATCTACAGTGTATTTTTGAATTATACCACTATCTATATTTGTTTCTGTAGTCTTTAAAGCTAAATAATCTGGTATTGTTACCGAACCACTAGAACCGTAATTATTTACAGTTGTACCATTATTATCTTTTTTAGGAATATCATTAATTATAAAATCCATATCATTTATTTTAAATTGTTTGTTTTATTATACCTTCTCAACAATGGTTAATAAATTGTTATTATTATAGTAATCAATAGACATTTTACTAATAATAAATTTTTGATTATAAAATAGATCACAAGTAAAAATAGAATATGGTTTAAATTCATTTCCTAGAGTTATATTTAATATTTTTTTAGGTGTTGAATATTGTCTGACATACTTTTGAATAATGTTATATTCTTGTTTTTGATTTATTGATAGTGCTATATTTCAAATCTTTTGATTGTTTTCATAACCTATTAAATCAGTTGGTTTATCAATCACTACAGAATAATTTAAACCCTTGTTTGTATCACTTACAACTTTAAAATTTAAATCTGTAAATTCGTTTACATATTCAGTATTTATTATATTCTTATATTCAGTATCAGAATTATCATTTTTGTTTTTATCCTGTTTAATGAGCTTTAAAGTTAGATCTTTAAGCCAAACACATTCCACATTAAATTGTGGTAAAATTGCAGTTGGTGTGTATAAATAAAACTCAACAGCACCAGATAATTTATCATTTTTTGTAATTGGTATTTTTTGACCGCTTTCACCTATAAAATCATTAAATGAAACAGTATTTTTTACTTTAAACCATTTATAAAGTAGATGTTTTTCAGAACCTTTTGAAAACCTAATTTTAAAAGTTGAATCTGTTGTAGTCCAGATTGTACCATTCCAATACTTATCACCAATTTTTAACTTAGACAATAACCACATTTGAGTTTCAAACCATCCAGAATCATCACCAGACTTTGTTAAACTATCATCTATATAAGCTATATTAATTCTATCATCAATTAACATCTCTGTATTTAATACCAAATAATAATTATCATACATATAACTACTTTCTGAAACAGAACCAGCATTTAATTTTAATACTTGTTTATATGTGTTTCTTTGGTCATAATTATGATTTGGATTATCTGCTAACAAATGTCTGTGTAATAAAATATACTCTGAAAATGATAATGTTGCTGGTATTCCATCAGATGTTTTATAACTTGCCATTCTGACAAAAGAACTGCCTATTATTCCAGTTGTTCCAGCATAAGACATCGAATTTTGAGTAAATTGTTGCCAACTTAAATCATTATTATATAATATATTAGTGTAGTTTTTATTTCTATAATATTTAAATATATATGTATTAGCACCAAAAGCTAAGGTTGTATTATCATTCCAATCACCTGTTCCAGTTGTCAATATGTTTGTTAGATAATCATCTTTAAAAAATTCTGGTAATAAAGAATCATTTTTATATTCACTTGTTTTAATACTGCATTGATTATATACAGAATCTAGTTCAATAGTTGCACCATTAGATTTAAAACTATTTGAAGTGATATTATGAGTGCTATTTAATGTAGTTCCACTAGTTGTAAAAGTTAACCAGTTATTACTTGTTGAAAAAGTTGTATAACTAGTTAAACCTGCTTTTAAATAATCATAATCCAGAATAAAAATAGAAGTACCAGAAGTAGTAATTGTATAACCTAGAAATTGTAATATTTCGGTTAATACTTCTTTATATGTTAGTGCTGTACCATCTTCATTAAAGAAATTTTGTTCACTAATAAATAATTTATTCAATATATTATTATCAATTTGATTTAACAATACATTATTTTCATTTACAGATATAGAAGTATAGCAATTACATTTAGAAATGATGTGTAATAATATATCTTGAAAGCTTTTGATTTTTCTATTATCTATATCAATTTGAGTATATTTATAATTATCTAAAGTAGATAATCCATCTATTGCTTCAAGTTGTATTTCTTCATAAACATTTTCAAAGCCTTGTGTATAAATGTTTGGTGTTATATAACCTACTCATTCGATTGTATTAGTATCTACATTAGTTAGAGTTAATTTTGAACCTTGTGCTGTTGCACTATATAAATCAAAATTATATTGATTTGAAATAATTGTACAAGTTGCATTACTTAATTTTAAAGGTTCAAAGATTGTATTTCCAGAATTATATTCAACTCTAAAAGGATCACCAGAAAGCACTATTTCAGTACTTCCAGTAATACCATTATTTATATCAACATCTATTTGATAAAGTGTATCATTTATGTTTTTAAATTGTCCTGTGTAGTTCATTATACTTTCTTTTTTATTTTGCTGTAATTAGCTAGTACACCTTTTAAAGCTTTACCTTCTAGTTTAAATTCAACTGAACCATTTATTGTATTTGCTCCAGTAATTCCACCTTGACCATTTAAAAGCCCAAATAATGTACTTTGTTGACCCTGATTTAATATCATTTCACCAGCGTTGACCCTTGCAAGAATTTTATCACCACTGATAGAACCACCTTGTACAATACCACCGTTTGCAAATTTTGGAATTGCAGCTAATGCTATTGCACCTTGCATTACTCCAATTTGTGCTAAAGCTAAACCTTCACCGACAAAAGGAATAAAAGCATAAGCTGCTGCTGTTTCTGCTGCCATAAGTCCGGTAAAAGAAGCTGTTTCTGCAACATTAGTAGCAATTTTAGCTGCTGACACACCAGATTCAATAATAGTTTCAGCTTGTTTTGCAACACCTAATGCTTTAGTAACAGCTACTAGATTTTCAACCATATTAACCACTGATAGTATAGAATCAACTGTATTAGTTAATGCATCCCAAATTGATAGAAATTTATCTCAACCACTTGAATCTACATTTGAAATCGTATCTGAAACAGCTTTAAAAGCTTCATACATATTTTTAGCACTGTTTGCGACTTCTTTTACTCCCGAATATAAACCAGTTGATAATTCTTTCTTCAAACTCTTTATATTATCTCTTACCTTCATTAAATTTAAAGCTTTATCTAATGATTGAACATTTGATAGTTTTTTGTTTATTTCAGTTGTTAGATCTTCTGTAGTTTTAAGTGCTAATGATTTTAGTTCTTCTAGTTCTTTCTTAGCTTTATCTAAATTTATTCCTGCTATATCAGTATCACTTTTACCTATATTATCATAAGGTGAAACATAATCATATTTAGAAAAATCTTTCTTAGCTTCAGTAGTAGATAAACCTGCTTTCTTACTTAATAAAACTTTAACCCATTCTTTTGAAGCATCTGTAATATCACCACTTGAAACAATATTTTTTAATGTAGAATCAATTAGTGTAATTTGAGCTTTGTTATAATCTTCTGAATTAGTAATTGATAATAAATTTTCAGTTGATAATGCAGATAAAGATTTATTATATTTATCTTGTTCATCACTTAATTTATCAAAAGATGTTGTTAATGGTTTATTTACACCAGCTTTTGCATCTTGAAAAACTTGATCTTTTTTAGCTTGTGCTGGACTTAATAAACCACTTAGTTTATCATAAGTTTCTTTGTTCAGCTTATCCAGTAGTTCATTATATTGTTTTTGAGTAATAGAACCATTGTCTAATTTATTCTTATACTCAATTAAAGATTTTGCAACAGTATCTTCATATTTTTCAACTTCATTTTCTTTTACTTTAACCGGAACATCATTAGCAACAGGTGTAGTTATTGCGGTTTCGCCTGTATTTTTTCCTAGTTCAGTTTTTAGTTTGTTCTTTTCCTTAGCAATATTATCTCTGATTTTATATAATTGATCTCTTTCATCAAATAAATCACTTCTTTTATTTACTAAACCTTTATCAACATCTTTACCATTATTAATATCACTTCTTAACTGGTTATCAATAACATCAATTTTGCTTTGATTTTCTGCAATTTTATCATCATTAGGATTCTGTTTATTTAGTAGATATTGATAACGTGATTGTTTATCTAGTAAATCTAATCTTTCCTTAATTTTGGTGTTTATATCACCATTAATTTTTAATCCGTTTTTATCGAATTGATAGTTGCTACCTAGAATTGTGTTGATAGTATTTAATGCAGTTTGTCTTTCTTTTAAACTAACATTAGTATCATCAACTATTTTTTTACTATTTCTTAGCTCGTTTAATTGGCTATTACTTTCACCAGCATTCTTTAAACCGCTTTGATAATCAGTTCATATTGCTTTTAATTCTTTTGCCTTTTCTGCTAGATTAGAAAAGTGTTGATAAATTGCAATAACACCAGATATTATTATCATTGGTAAGAATGACATAAAAGCAGATTTAATTGCAGTACCAGCAGTTTCAAAAGCTAAACCTAATGTTATTGCTGTTTTTTTACCAGCAAATTCTTGTGTGGTAAAACTTTCTGTAGCTGCTAAACTTTCAGCTAAATATCTTTTTTGTGATTTAGTAGATAATGTAGTATTACTTAGTTCTTGTGCTACAGCTAATTTTTCTGCTGCTATTGCTTGTTGAATATAACTAGCTTGTGCAGCAGCTTGTATTTCTATATATCCAGCCTTTAAAGCTCCAAAAGCTTTTGCAATTATTGTAGTGCTTATTACATTCACAATTGCATCACCGACAAGTTTAAAATTGTCAACAATCCATTTAAAACCCTCTCCAAATGTTTTAATTATATCTTTATATATAGAACCAACATTTAATTTAGCAGTTAACTCTTCAAAACTGTTACCTATTCTATTTAATGCACCGCCTATTGTATCGGTGTCAACATTATTAAAAGTTTTTTCAAGTTCTGCACCAAATTTAGGAAATACATCATTAGCTAATAATTTGCCGTGTTTAGCCATATCACGAAGCTTATCAACAGAAACACCCATTGCTTTAGCCATTATTGAAAGTGATTCTGGTAAAGCTAAACCTAATCCTGCAATTAATGGTTTAAGTTGAATAGTTCCTTTTTGCATCATTTTTGACATAGAATCAAAAACCTCTGCTTTTTTATCACCAGATACACCAGATGCCAACATTGCAGCATTCAACCCAGAAAATAAAGTTTGTTGATCTTTTAGTGATATATTACTAGTTTTTGCACTTGCTGTAAACTTTGCAAATGCACCAGTCATTTCGTTTATACTTAAACCAAACTTCTCACTAATTTCAATTATATATTTTTGATTCTTTCCATATTCCTCTCAACCACCAGAAGCAACTTTTAAAGCCTTATTAACTGCTGCTGATTCTCTAGCAACATTTATCATTTCTTTGATAGTATGTTCTAATCCTAGACCTAAACCTAAAACACCTGCCATATTTAAAGCAGTTGATTTTATTTCATTAAATCCATTTTTAATTTCTTGTGTGCCCTTTTTAAAATTTTCTGTTAGTAGGTTTATAGCTACTGCAAAACTTAAATTATTTGCCATATATTATAATTTTTGTTTGTTTATTTTCTCAATTAATTCAACACTAGCTTTAAAAATTTCTGGTAATTCATTAGCCATATTATTTAAATCTTCTTTTTCAGTGTTTACTAGTTTTTCTAACTCTCAAGGGAATGAATAAAACTTTGTAGGATTATTTATTTTTGATGAATCTATATGTGGTAGGATTGATAAATAACACCATAATCTGCTACTTTCCATTTGTTCCTTCACCTTGTTATTGTATGCATTCATAAAGATTGAAATATCATTTATATCCATTTCATTCATTACATATTCTGGATTAATACCAGCGTTTACAATTAAAAGTGATGCTATATCTTTTATATATATTGTTTCCTTTTCAGTTGATATTTCAGTATCAACTTCATTTTTTAAATCAATAGAAAAATAACCTATCAATTCCATTATTTTATTAAATTTATCTCTAATTTCTTTAGAAATTTTCTTACTGTTTACTAGTTCTAAAAATTCATTATAGTTAAACTTTTCATCATTGTTTGATAAAACTATACAATACAATAATTTCATTAAATCATCTGTATCAGTATAATCAATCTCATTAAATGATTTATTACAAAATTGCTCAAATTTGATTATACTTTTAATATTTAATTTTATATTCATTTCTTTTAATATTTAATCAATTTGATATAAAAATAAAAGGTAGTAAACTAATCCACTACCTTTTATCTTATTTATTAAGCTGCTACTTTTACTAAAGCACCTGAACCTTCTAAAGATACTGAACAACTACAAACTGCATTATCTTCTGCTTTCAAAGATAAAGATGTAATGTGTGCTGTTCCAGTGTATAAACCTGTTCCAGTTAATGCAAAAGTTGCTGAATCCGCTATTCCAATTGTAAAGCTAACAGAACTACCTGAAATTTGACTAGCTAAAAGAGTATCAAATGAAGTATCACCTGCTACAGTTGTATATAAAAAGTCAGATGAAATTGTATATGAAATTTGTCCAGCTAAACTAGCTTTTCAATTTCCAGACATTTTATTAGTTGTATCAATACTTGCAGAACTAATTGATAAATCACAAGTTTTTGCAAATGCAATTGGTGTACTACCTACAAATAACATTAAGTTATTTCCCTTTACTAAATCAGTATTTGAATTATATGATGTTGGCATATTATTATTTTATTTTTTTGTTGTTATTTTTTTGTTATTTAATTTCAAATACAAGTACTTGAATATATTTTTTATCTTGAAAATCTTCTGTTGAATCTTTTAATCTACATTCATAAGAATAATCAGAATCATTTTTATGTCTACCTTCTATTGTATCATTTATTAATTCTGCTAATGTTTGTGATCTATCATAATCATCACTAATAGCACAAATTCAAACAGTACAATCTTCATTATATACACCAAAATTTGAATAAGATTTACTATACTTATCTCTATAATAGATTATAAAATCTTCTGTAGTTCCTTCTGGTGCAATTATTGGATAAATTTGATTATTAATTAAAGAATTTAATTCTACATTTTCAATCAATAGTTTTCTTATATCAGTTGTTATACTGAATTTTGTAAATGCTTTTGTTATCATCTTAATTTCTATTTAATATTCTTGTTACACCTCGTTCAATACCTTCATAAACTTTATTTATTGCAGTATTTTCATTACTATTAATTGCATCTGTCCAGAAACTATTTCCTGTAACTTTACCCCTATTATAACCTTTTGATGTTGTTCTTTCTTCTGTTCCCATATCAATAAGATGTGAATGCATCCCCAATTGATTAAATCCAGCTAAAGCACCTAATGATTTACGTTTTAATTTGTTTTTAAAGGATTTTAATAAATTACCAGAATCACCTTTTTTACTTTTCATTCTGGATCTTAAATTTGTACGACCTGCATTAATAAATACATTAGTTGCAGCCCTTAAACCCTCTTTAATTGATTTATCTTTATCTATATTAGATAATCCATCAATTAATCTATAAACCTTTTCAAAATCTATTAAAGTAGTTTGTACATCCATTATTCATTAATTTTTTCAATAGTAATATTTACAGTATTATCAAATAGATTTCTATCAAATGAAGTTATATTATAATCATTATTTTCATATTGAATTATCAATTTATCATTCAATAATTTATTATATCTGATCTTAAAATCTAAAGTATTTGTGTGAAATAATTCTTTAGCATCAACTAAATAATTACCACTATTTTTAACCTTAGCTGCTTTACATTTAAATAATTCAACTTTTGTTTTTGTAACAGCACCCGAATTACTTTGTATATTCTGAATCTCTTTAAAGATCAATTTGTATAATAGTGTTCCTGCTGCTATCATTAGTTTAAATAGTTTTGGTAAAAGTCTAAAAGGTATCTATAATTAAAAGGAATTTCAGCAGTTTTAGTTGCAAAACTTATCATTTCCCTGTTTGCATATAAATTACCAACCATTAATAACATTGCTTGCAATAATGGCAAGGGTAAAACCTCACCATTATTTGCAGCAACATCAATTAATTTTTGATTAATATGTAATTCAACAGTTGCTTCTGCTACTTGCATTAATGATGCAATATAATCATCATCATCTATATATTCTGATTCCAGATTTAAATGTCTTTTTGCTTGATCTAGTGTTAAATACATATATTATATCTTATTTTAAAATTGCTTTTACAAAAGATTCAGTTCTACGAGGTTTAGCATCAAAATATGCATTGATTACTAAACGAACTTTTCCGTTTGCTGCTTGTGTATATGGGTCAACTGTCAAATCAATTCCGCCCCATTGTCCAATAACATAATCTTCAAAGCATCCGAAAATTACACCGTTTGAAGGTACAGCAGAAGTTGATAATGTATTGTAACCATTAATTTCTGTTCCTTCCATTAAATAACCAGCAGCTACACCAGCAGCTTTTAAAGTTGATTTAAATTTACCTTTTGCAGCAGGTGAAACAATAAATGTTTTCTTACCAGTTACATTAGCAGATTCCAAAGTTGTTTCCATTGCTACAACTTCTAAATAAGTTACATCTGCAACGTCAGCAACTACACCGTTTAAAAGTCCAGCAGGTTGTGTTGTAGAACCAGCTACAGAACCTAAAACTGTTGATTCTAATTTGTTTGAAATTGCTTTTACAATATCAGATTTCAACATAGCTTCTGCACTTAATGAATCTTGAATCAAAAATTGTTTAGAAATATCTAAAAATGCAGTTATTCTTTTTGGTTCTAAAGTTACTTCTGTGAATGAACCAGCACCATCTGTTGCAGCAGCGGTTTCGCCTGCTCATAATACATTACTTCCAGAATAAGCAGGAATAGATACTGTACCAGTTAAACCAGTCATATATGTAGCACCAGCTTGAACCATTACTAAATTTGCTCTAAGAGGTTCTAAAATTCCTAATTTATCTTCTGCTACTATTTCTTGTCCAGCAGTTGCTACTGTTGCAGAAATTGTAGATCTGGTTTCCATTGGTAATACAATTTGACCTTGTGTATTTTGACCTGATCTTTTAAATTCAGCTTGTCCAGCGTTAGTAATTTCTATTGCTCTTTCGTCTAATTGACGGTTGTTAGCTACATCATTAATAGCTTTCAATAATGAAAAATTTTCCATAGTTTGGTTTGTTTGTTTTGTTTTTACTTTATTTAAATTCCTTTTATTATCTTCTTCAATCTTTCTAATTTCTGAATCTTTTTCTGCAAGCTGTTTAGTAATAGAATCAAATTCTGTATCTTCTACATCATTCATTTTTCTAGTTTCTTTTTCAGCACCAGATACAATTTCTTGTGCTCTTTTCTTTAATTGGTCTTTTTCATCCAATAATTCCAATGTGTTTTTCATTAATTAATTTTATTTTTTAATAGTTCAAAATATACTTTTAAATCTTCTTTTAATACTTCTGCATTCAAATCATTCATTTTTCTAATTGCAATAGTTGTATCTGGATAAGCTTCTTTATATACTGGTGAAACATCAAATAATTCTTTAAATTTTGTGATCTTTCTAATATAAGTTCCGTTTGATCTTTTTTCCCAAACATCACTTTCAATTGTAAAAGCAAAACTAGAAGTTGTTATATCACCTCGTTTTAAACCGACTAATAATTCATCACCTAAAGCTGTTTTTGGTGCTTCAAATTTATATTTTAAACCTTCTGCATCTACTTCTAAATTTAATGAACCAGCACCAAATTTAGAACGTGCTAAAACACCTCTATCTTCATTGTGATTTAACAAGCAAAGTATATCTGATTTTGCAATAATTCCATCTAATGCTTCTGGTTGAATCATTTCTATAAATCCACCTAAATCATTTGATTCTTTATTAAATTTCAAAGCATAACCTTCTACAGTTCTACTTTCTTCTAATGTTCTTAATTCTCAACTACTGTTTCTTAATTCCTTCATTTTCTGTACTTGTTTCTAATTGTGTATCTTTTACTGCATTTTTTAATGTTACTGTGTTGACTTGTACAAAACTATTATCACCATCTTCTAAAGCAGGTAGATCTAATGCTTTTCTAACTTCGTTTATAGTCAT